GATCTGTTCACCCACCAGTCGCACTGGAAGCGGGAGACATAGCTCTTGGTGTCCGGGTCGCGGTCTTCACCCATCCAGAAAGTGACGTGAGCGTGGCCTTCAATGGCAGTGGCCAGCGCGGCGCTGATCTGCCTCGTGACTGCTGGGCCCTGTGCCGGATTGGCGTAGACCTCGACCTGCAGCGTGAAGGTGTCCACGTCAGGGCGGTCTCCGATGTAGTTCTCTGGCGTGCCTGAGATCTGTCGCCAGACGGCATAGGGATAGGCCACGTCTTGCGGCGCCATGCCGAAGAGGTAGAAGCGCAGTGGTCCCGAACCAGTCTTCAGCAAGGCCTGCACCGCAGGAACATTGACGGCAGCAAAGATTGGTGGAGTCACTTCAAGCCTTCCTTGCCCGCTTCAGCGCCCGATCCAGGGCAGCTTCGTATTGCTGGATGAACTCCTGACCAACGGCCTCAGCCTGGCTCTCAAGCGCCGGCTGCATGAATGGCCGAGCAGCCATCTTCTCCGTGCCAAGCTCAAGGAAACGCCAGTGGAATGTCTTGCCGCCGAGCCCAAGGTCTGGGTTGGACCTTTCGGATTTCGCTGTCCCGGCAACGCCGATACGGAACCCGAGATTCCCCGTTTGCCTGAACAGCCGGCCATTCCATCGCTGCTCGATGTTGAAGGCGATCTGGCGGCCCGTCTCAGGGTCATCAAGGCGCATTGCGTTCTGCTTGGCCTTTGCAACCACCAGAGCGGATGCGCGGCGCAGGGCGGCGCGTCCACCTCGTAGACGCATGTCTTCAGAGACCTCGGCTAGCTTCGCCTTGAGTGCCGCCGCTCCCTCCAGTTTGAACTGCGTCATTGCATCCCCCTGCTGATCGCCTTGTGCTCTTCGAACCAGTCGATGGAGCGGCGTGCGTTGCGGTAGTGTCGGAACGTGGGGATGCCTGCTGTCCAGTGTAGGATCTTCGCGCCTGCATCGTCCTGGCCTTCGTCCACCATTACGTTCCATGCGGCCGGCAGCTCTCCGATGTCGGCATCATCCAGATCAGCAAAAGTCAGCAGCTCCAGTGCCGACGCTTTTGCAAGAGTGGCCGGAGTGGTATGCCACCAAGCAGGATGCCCACAGTTGAAGAGCATCACGCTGGCCCAGTTCTTCCGCGCGTAGTTGGACTGGTCGCACTCCATGTCGGTGCCCACGTACTTGCGGGCGTGTTGGCTCTGGTAGGCGGGATGCTTGACGACCTGCACAGCCTTCGACTCATCGAATTCAGCGTCCAGCTCGGCAACGTCACCCAGGCAGATCATGTCGCAGGCATCCATGAAGATCGCACGGCCTGTGTAACCCATAAGGTGCGGCACGAGGAAGCGCGAGACCGTGAAATTGTTGGTGCCCACTGGCAGTCCCATCGTGGACAGAGGCACGATGGACACCGGCTGGCTGGCGCGCTTGAGCATGCTGGAAACGAAGGTGTGGAAACCTACCGATTCGCGCGGGTCGAACCCGCAGAACAGCGTGATCATGGCTTCACCGCCTCCAGCCTGAAGTCGCGGATGTTGCGACCTGCAGGATGGAACTGCGTGACGTGCTCCTTGACCTTCCTGAATCCTGCAGCCTCGACCTTCGGTGCCAGCGTGCTGAAGGTGTACGACCACCGATGAAGCATGAACGGGTCCTCCAGCCTGTCATCGCCGAAAAGTCCCCACAGGCCCAGCTGGTCTGGGTGCTTTCCGGTTTTCGTGCGACCGCTGATGATGTTCTGGCAGCACTTGATCAGGTCTGGCAGCTCCAGCACCAGCTTTCCGCCCGGCGCCAGCAGTCGATGCCATTCCTTCAGCGTCGCATCCAGTTCCCACGGGAGCAAATGTTCCACCAAGTGGATAGCCATCACCTCGGATGCACAGCCATCAGGCAGCGGTATTTGGTTGGCATTCGCCACGATGTCCGCAGCCGTGCGCTCTGCCACCGCATCCACCCCGAGATAACCCGGCAACTTGCGACCGCCACAACCGATGTTCAGCTTAATCTGCCCAGCAGGTATTTCCATGCTTCACTCGCTTCATCAGGGCGCCAGTTCCACCAGGCCAGAGACCTGAGAAATTGGCGCCGTTCGTTTTCTGTCGGGTTGGGGTTGTTCTGGTAGAGGGCCATCGCGGCCCCGTCTTCGCACCTCACTGGCACCCCGGCAATGCAGGCATCCACAGCCACATTCGAGTGCCGGCAGACAACCAAAGAAACGCCCTGCAGAGCTTTTGATATCGGCCCCGCAGAAGTCTTAACGCCTGCAATGGCATCGCGATCTTTCTTCGGGCGGAACAGCACCGCATGGCCTTCAGCGCGCAGCTTCTGGATGGTCTTGCGCTCCCAGTCTCCATGTCTCATGCCCAGGGCCTTCGAACTCTTCAGGCCCAGCCCGACTACCAGCACAGGGCCCTTTCTCGCGTCCTGGCGCAGCTGGATGCCCTGGGAATCCCAGCGTTCGGCTGGCTCGCTCCTGATCCATGCTTGGGGATGGTCGTGGTCGATGCTGACACGCATGGCGCCGTTCTCGCGCCCCCAGTAGCCCAGATCCCAGCCGATGCAGTGGCCGCCTTTGCGCAGATGCTCCATCCACCATTTCCGCCGCACCAAGTGGCCCATGCCGTAGGTCATCAGGAGATCAGAGTCGCCTCGGTATACCGTTCCGACCGTGATCGGGATAGGAGCCGCGGCGATCATCGCCTCCAGCATCCTGGCGCCCATTGCGCACATGCTTGAGTGTGTCAGGATCTCAGCGCGCACAGCACCTCTTCATATCGTTTCGCAGCCTTCTCAATAGGCAGCGCGGCACGCAGGAATCTACTCTGAACCTCTGCTCGCGTTTCTCTCGGCGCCAGCCAGTCCAGGGACATCCTCAGCTGCTCCACATTGGTGGCCCAGTACTCGGCGCCACAAGCTGTCTCGGTGTAGCCATCCTCTGGTGCGCCGACGAATGGAGTTCCTGAGCCGTGGGCGTTGGCCAGTTTCACATTCGATTTCCACTTGGCCTGCGGGTAGCCATTCCAGCCTTCGCCCCGCAGCGCCAGCACCACATCAACATCTGCCAGCCGCGGCGGGTTGATCACGAACCGCGCGCCGATGCGCCGGCACTCGGCTTCAATGGCCGGGCGCCAACTCTGAATGAATTTCTCGCTTCCCTCGTAGCCGATTACCTCGATCCGATCACGGATGGGGTTGATCTCGATGCCTGGCCGGTGGTGGTGGTAGATCACCTCGCCATGCCCCGCATCCTCTTGCATTCGCGCGTTCGGCCAGATCACCAAATCAGGCTTGAGCCGCTTGACCTCTGCACGCAGCCAGCTCAGGGACTGCTCTCGCCCCCAGCCTGAACATGCAGGCTGAGGGTAGGCATCCACACAGTCCCAGGCCCATGGCTTACCGCTTCTGCGGATCGTGGCCAGCAACTGGTCGGGGATGCGCTTCACGGCAACGATCACATCTGCCTCAGCGCATTGCTCCAGTGTCGCCATTGGCGTGGCCAGCGCACCAAGGGCGCGGGCCATCTGCACGCCGCGAATCTGCCAGCTGCCAGACGTTCCCTTGCCGGTAAACAGAATCCTCACAGCAGCCTTTCGAACGGCGCGCCGGCCGCGACCTCTTCCAATGTCCATTGCGCCCACGCCATCCGCCTGAGCATCTCCAATCGGCCGGCGTCCGTGTTGTCCTGGGCGCCGATCCAGTCTGGCATGTCAGATACCACCGGGATGCCCCACATCAGCGCCTGAACCGCCGCTCCACTGCCCCAGGTCACGACCCGGCCACATCGCGCCAGATCCCCTTCCAAAGGTTTCGCATCGCCGCGCCCTGGGTGACGTCGCACGCGGCCCGGAAACCGCGCCTGAGCGCCAATCAACCAATCTCGCGGCATAGCCGTTGGAGCGCTCCCAATGCCACGCTGAGGAAGCAGGACGGTTTCGCCCTCATTGCGCCATGGCTGGAGTTCAACACCCAGCGCATCCCATCGCTCGGCTCCACTCACCGGGAACACCCCTGCAGTGTTGTGCCTGTCACGCGCCAGTGAAATCCATCGTCGTCCGGCCAGGCCGTTGCCCCACGCCGCGTTCTCCGCAACCAGAACCTGACCATATCTGCCGGCGATCTGGTCAACCTGGCCAACTCTGTTCCAAGTCACCAACACATCGCGCGCGCCTGGGGTGGGGCTGATGCCATACCGAACCGTGAACCCATGCCGCTCCAGGCCCAGGCGAAACGCCTCGATGCGCTCAGGTATCGAGTACCTCAGATTGAGCCAAGCAGTCTTCAAGGTCGCCAAACGGATATGCCAGCAAATGTGAGCCGGGCGTGCAGTTGATGATCTCCACCCCTGCTGGCCTGTAGGCTCGGAACTGGCGCTTGAACACCTCCATCCGTTCCGCTGTCGTCGTCTTCAGCGGCTTGGGATGGAACCCAAAAAAATGCTGCCCCGGCGCGCGCATGTCGAAACCGCACAGCAGAACTCGTTTCGCCCCCATGTGCACCGCGGCCATGATTCCGAGAAGCCCTGAATTCGTGCTGCTGGCCACCGCCAAGCGCTCCACGCCTTCAATCTTCTGATGCGTCGGCGCGGCTGTGAACTTTCGTCCTGGCAGATCTTTCGCTCCAGGGTGCTGACCCCACCATGCCGCGTCGGTCGAGGCCACTGCATCGGCCCAAGGCGCCAGCCTGTAGGCGTCGCTCACTGCGACCACAAGGCCACGGCCACGCACCGAATCCGCCAGCGCCTGAGACATGCTCGGGCCGGTTGCCAGAACAAAGCACTTCAATACTTGGCCTCCAAAATGCAGAAGCCGCCCCTAGGGACGGCTTCGGAACTCCTTCAACACTGACGCGATACGATGGTTGGCGAGCTATTCAATTACTGCTTCTGTCAACAACATGCCAGATTATTATCTGCTGAGCTCTCGCTTCTGTAATTCCCTCTTGTCTAAGGAAATCGTTCCATCTGGCTTTAGAATCTCCCGTCATAGTTGATGATTCTTCATTTATTCTTTCCATCCCACAGAAGAATTTAACAATTCTATCCGCTCTTTCTCTTCTCTCTAATATTGAGGTATTAGAGTCGTAAAACTTCTTTTCCATATGCAACAATCTTAATTATTTTTGTATATTGCATCTTGGAATGAAGGTATCTTAAACGACCCATCAATCCTCGGCTTTTTAGGCTTTGTCATGGAATGCAGCTTCCTAAAAAAGCTGATCAGTTCGATCTCAACATCCTCATCTATAGGGTTTTCTTTACTTTGGATAGGCGGAGCCTCTTGGGCCTCAACGGCCGCTGCAACAAAACCGTAGACATAGGCGTTATACATAGCCGTAACCAGATCAGTCCGCCTAACAGTTATCAGATCATCCTGCATTTGTCACTCCTTACTGTGACCCTTAGCGATAGTGCTGCGGAAGCTGGCTAAGGTATCCAGCTTGTCGGGTGCCCCCTATCCGCAACGCTTCCTATTGTCCTTGACCAACACCTCTTGAGCAAGGGATCGTCATGTACTCCAGGCCAGATGCCTTGTCCTCAAGGAACGCGGCCGGGTTGTAGATCACGCCTTGGCGCCCGCTGCGCACATGCACCAACCTCATCGATGGCAGCAGGTCATCACGCTGGCGGATGGTGATTCGCGCCGTGACCTGCGACTGAGTTGCCGCCGATTGGATGAACTCGCGCGCGGACAGCGGCTCAACCGCAGCCCAGACCGTCGCGACCTGCTGCCAGGCCATCAGCACCTCGCCAGTCTCCTGGTTCTGGATCACCTCGCCAGAGCTGTCGCGCTGTTCGGTGTATGCCTCGATGCGGACTCGGTGCCTCAGCTTTCCGGATTCGAGCGCCATCAGGCCACCGTCGGCTTTCTCAGGCTGTACAGCAGTGCTGTGGCCCCTTGGGGGAGCGCATAGCCATATCCCCACTGCGTCGGCACTGCGTATTCCTGCGAACCATCGCGCTCCCTGTACATGTATGCGACCGTGATCAGCACAGCATTCCGGATGCGTTGCATGGCCCGCGGCTTCACGCCAACCAGATCGCCCTGGCTGTCTTCCAGAGGATCGCCGGCCGAGTCCAGCGGCAGGAAAGAGCCCAGGTAATCGACAACGGCCGCGCTCGCGCCTTCGATCTTCAGTTTCAGATCAGCATCATCCGCATCGGTATCGCTGCGGATGTGGTCGCGCGCCTGAGCCAATGTGACGAGCATCATGCCTGGATCCTCACTGGTGCGGTCTTGTCGATGCCGTTGCGGCCATCCTTGCCGTCACGCCCCCCCTTCACCGCCAGCCTCCAAACCGGACCAGCAATCGGCTCGGAATCGGTGTCCTCGTTTGCAATCCAGAAGTTTCTGGCCCAAGTCACGCCATCCCCCTTCAGGTAAGACTCACCCTTCCGGTAGATCCCCTTGTCAACCACAAACGGGATGTGGAATGTTTTCTCAACCACAGCTCCAGAGCTTGTCTTGATACCAAGACCGAAGTGCCTCGGGTCGGTCGGGTCCTGCATGATCTCGACAGCGGCAACACCTTCCACAATGCACTCCCAGCCCTTCATGCCGCTGGTGGCCTCGAAGCTGCG